TCCTTTAGTTCAATATCAATGTCTTTTTTGGAATAACCAGCCAAGGCCATCTCAATTTGATAGTTGTAGTCATCATTTTTGACTATGTTATATGGTGGGAATCCACCACTTGTTGTGTGAAAGTCAGTATCAAAAAGTCTATCAAATAGACTATCAAAACCAACTGTGTACGGTGTTAACCTATTACGGTCTAATGTTGCTAAAGTATTCATATCTATCTCCTTCTTTAAGCAAGATTAATATTTGAGTCCCAAAAAGGCAACTCATAAAGTTGGGGTTTTTTATAGAGAACCCCTTAACTCTATTTATTTATGACACTAGGGTAGGTATATTATATTGTGTCATTGAGGTGTCTTATGAACAGCACCTCATCTTTATTTATATAATTATACACTACCACAGAGTCAATAATTTGTCAAGTCCCTATACTGTTTCTGCCATTTTTAATGCAGTATCAAGTGCTTTCAACTTAACTCTTCTGTTTCTACCATACCAAGCAGAAGTAAGTCTTCCATCAGTGGTAGAACCTTGTTGGTGGTCAGTATTAAAAGTTACTGCATTAAACGCTTGCCACCAAGTACCTTTTGCATACTGATTACCAGGCTGAGTTTCAATAACCTCAAACGCTTTCTTACCATTAACTGTTGTCGGAACAGACTTATCTTTAACATCTTCATCTTTGATATTAGATGGATAAACTTTGTTAAGATACTCAACAAGTCTTTCAGTAGTATATCTTTTACTACCAAGAAACTCTGCCATAGTCTTATAATTATCCATTTTTTCTCTTGCAATACCAAGTTGTTCTTTAACCATTTCTGGATTAAACTCTCTTCTGTGGTTTACTTTTACCATAGAATCACTATCGGTACTCAAAGATAAAGTCAAAGTATTATTACAAACAACCCTAATAGGTGTCATTCTAATATCAATAGACTTACCAAACTGATGTGGATTTGAAAACAACATATAGTTTTCTACCTCATCACCTTTGAATAATTCAAAACTTTGTTTAACTTTTGCAAGAGCCCATACCATTTTACCGTCCATTAAAGAACCAGCAGTATGCATCTCTAAATCACCAGCTTCAACATACTCAGAAAAGAAATCAAACGCTTCTTTGTTTTGAACTGGATTCCAGTTTTGTCCTACACTTGGTGCAAGAACTTTGTTATCAGAACTTCTAACTAATGCAAACGAACCAGTCTTTTCTTGTCCAGACGGTGCATTTACATAAGTAGGTAGTTTTTCAACTGACCAATTAAGACCAGATTGTTTTAACATCTCGTCAGTTGATAAATCGTGTGGAACTTTTGTTCCTAATCCGTGCCAAGGCACTTCACCAGCATAAGCCATAGTTTCAACTAATGCACTCATAATATACTCCTTTTTTTAATTGTTATTATGTTATTTGTTATCATAACTATATTATACTTGTTTTTGGAACAATGTCAACCCCTTTTTATATTTTTTTGATATTTTATTTGTGAATATACTTTATATTTTTTATACAAAATACTATATAAGATATAGACCAAGCCATAGGAGATTCAAATGAATTTATTTACGATTACAATGTCAGTATTCACAATATTAATGAGTATAGGAATGGGAATCAACTAAAAAAAAAGGGAACACGAAGTTCCCTTTTCTCTATACTATGTAAGGTAAAAGTAAATACCCTACAATACCTATTGCAATCCACATATTTTACTCCATATGTACAACTACCCATTGTCCAAACTCTCTGCAAGCCATACCTACACGATTAGTTCCAGTAATAAACTTTTTACATCTTTTACTTTCTATATCGTGTATTTCTTCGGTTCTGTCAATATGTTGACCGACTTGACCACCAATGAATAGACCTAGTAGTCCACTAGCTGCAAGTGTATATGGGTCAGTAACATTTAATTGTTTTGCACCAACTACACCTAAAAATGCACCAACACCTTCAAATAAACCTTTTTTGGGTTGACTCAAAGCACTTGTTGATGCAAACAGAAAAATTAAGACAATAAATAATCTCATTACTCTGTCATCCATTTATCAGGCCCAATAGAGGGAACTGTTTTGATGTATCTATTATTATCACCCAAGTCATCTAGTTCTTTTTCTATATTAGATAAAGATTGAACTTCGTCTTGGTCTAAAGATTTGTCAACACTTCTTTCTAATTCTTTAAATGCATTATTAGAACGAAGTTTTGCATAAACGGCTCTATCTTTTCTCATTCTATTCATAAGTATTTTTATAGCTTCTTCATCAGAATACTCTAATAATACAAATGAACGATATTGAGTTCCAGCAGGATATACTTCCATATCTTTAATTTTATAACCAGCAACATCTACTGATGCAATTACATTTTTAGATACTCTTTCTAATTCATTTAATACTTGAGAATCTAAATCAGTAGTACCAGTTTTTGCAATAAATTGTTTGGTCATACTATCAAGTTTACCATTTATTCTATCTGCAAGAACTGTTTTTGCGTTCATAGTTGCAATATCAACAGATAATTGTAAATCTGGTGCGATTGCAGTTCCAGATGAATAAATCATTTTTTCATCTTCTGGAAGTTCTTTGAACCAATCTGGTATTGCACTAGATGTACTTTCAACTTTTTCTATTTGTTGTTGAATCTCTGGTGTTTCAACCAAAGGGTCAACATCTATTTGAGTTGCACAAGAACCTAGTGCGATGAGAGGTAAGATACTAAATAACTTCTTCTTCATTTTTAATCACCTCCTCTTCATCAGAATTTTGTAGTTTATCTTTTGACCAATCAGATACATCTTTGATATCTTGACCGAATCCAGAAACAGTACCACAAGACTGTGTAAATATAAGTAGAGCAGCAACTCCACATAAAATTAAAACATTAGTTATAATGCCTTTAGTTTTATTCATATATCACCTATTACATTGTTTAAGTTTAACTTCTTGCAATCCCAAACCTGGCATTACAACATTAAGTGTCTCTATTCTACACTCAATTCTTTGTTTTGTCAAGTCCCTAACTTGACAATTTAAATTTTTAGTTGATTCTAATGTTTCTGGAACAAATTCTTGTAATAATCTTTCTTTTGCACGATTAACTGCATTTTGACAAGCCTCATTTTCTGACATATCTGGAGTAAATATATAATCTTGTGAAGTCATATACCACTTACCTAATATTTTTGCTTTGATTAATACTTTACATTTCTTTGTTTCTCTAAAATATTCTGTTACTGTTTTATCTTTTACGATTACTGAATCTACTGTACCTTGCATAGTAGATGTGGTTTGATTATCATACTCACAAGGATTTGTTGCGAAAACAAATGATGGTAGTAAACACAATATACTAATCTTTTTAATCATAAAATCCTTCTAGTGTTGATTTAGTTTCTACTGATTCTATTCTTGCACTCGCAATATTAAAATATTCTTCCTCTTTTTCTATACCTACAAAATCAAAGTTTTCTTCTTTTGCAGCCATACCAGTTGAACCACTACCCATAAATGGGTCTAATACTGTACCACCTTTTGGTGTAATCAATCTACATAAGTATTTCATTAACTTGATAGGTTTTACTGTTGGGTGTACATTTTTACTTGGTGCTTTTTCACTACCAAATTTACCAGATGCAGAGTTTACATCATCTTCATACCATACATTATTTGATGTTCCACCACCACCTTTTTTGTTTTTAATTGGAAAATTATCTAATCCTTGATTTCTTTCTGCTTTTGATGTTTTTGCACAATAAAAATATCTTGATTTATCTTCAAACAATTTTTTTATACTATCACTTCCATCGTGCATTATATTTGATGGAAATCTACCTCTAGGGTCTGCATCTGCATATTCACTACCCTCTGCTTTCATACCAGAGTTATCATTTGTCCATACACCATTTTCATCTCTTGATTTACGAACAACCTTTTTTCTTTTTACATTTTCTGTTTGACCAAAACTTAATTTATCAATACCCATATTTTCTTTTGATTGACGGCCTTGGTCACGAAAATCTGGATTAGTATCTGGATATTTTGCATCATTACCCTCAACTCTACATTCATCTATATTAATACCACCAGTTCTGTGATTTAATACATTATCTACAACTGATTTTTCTGATAAAGGTTTTCTTGCAAGAACTAAAGGTTCGTGTGCTGGTTTAAGTGCAGTACCCCAACCTTCCCATTCAGTTGTTCCTACTGTTACATCTTCCTCTACCTCTTGACCAAATGCACCAGCACCTATCGCTGTTCTTTGTTCTGATTGTTTTATACCCTTGTTAGAATGTGTCTTCTTTTCTCCAGTTTTAATTCTTTCATTACCTAGTTTCTTATCTAATGCCTTACCAACATTCATACTCTTTGGAAATCCAGAACCATATAACCACATTACTTGGTCACGAATCTCAAAACCAGCATCTTCTATTGCAACTGCCATTCTATGATATGTTCTACTTCCAGAAAATGCAAGTAGATGTCCACCAGGCTTTAATACCTTAAAACATAGTTCCCAAGTTTCTTTTTGAAATGCAATACCAGTAGAATCCCAACTTCTTCCCATAAAACCTAATTCATAGGGTGGGTCTGTAACAATAGAATCAACGAAGACCTCATCTTCTATCATCATCTTTAGAACATTTAAACAATCACCGTTATGTAATCTCATCATAATAATTTACTAAAGTTTCTTTGTTTTTCAAACTTTATCACACTTCTAAACTTATCAAACATTGTATCTCCCTTATGACTTATGACAAATACATTTTGGTCAGCAAAAGTGTGCAATATTTTTAAGAAATCATCAGTACCAGTAGTATCTAAACTACTATCAAAGATTTCATCTAGTATTAGTAAATTAGTGTTGGTTGAGTTTTTCATCTTTGCAACAGCTCTCCAAGTAAAGAGAAGTGCAAGGTCAATCCTCATTTTTTCACCTTCACTAAAAGACGAATAACTAAACTCATCTCTGTGTCTGGACTTAATAGTTTCATTAAAATTATTGTCCAGTGTAAAGTTAACATAAAAATCCATACTTGTCAAGTACCCATTGATTAATTTATTCATAATCGGTAAATACTTGTTTATTATCTTTGTTTTGATACCAGTGTCCATTAATAGATTTCTTGCAACATCTACATAAAACTTATCTTCTCTTAACTTAGTAATCTGTTCTTCTTGTAATTTACATCTTTCTGATAGTCTTGTAAGTTTAACTTTATCTTCTTCTGATACTTCACCTTTCTTCATAGCCTGTATCTGTATATTTGTTTGTCTAATTAATCTTTCCATATGTGTTATAGAAGTACATATCTTTGCAACCTCAACTTCTTTTTCTCTAATTTGTTTTGATAACATCTCTATACCTTTAAGAAGTTGTTCTTTATCATCTAGTTCTATTTTAAGTTTGTCTATACCATTATTAAGTTCTTGTATTCTCTTTGACTTCTCTTCTATCTTTTGATTCTTCAATTCTAGTTCTATATCTTGAGTACAAACTGGACAAGTTTCATTATTCTCAAAAAAGTCTTTTTGTCTTTTATTCTCATCTATTCTATTAGATAATTTAGCTTCCATTTTATGATATTCACGAATATTACTTTTAACACTTTCTTTTTGTGATACCTCTGGTTGTAAATTTTTTATTTCTACATTTATTTTTTCAGCTTTCTCTTGTTCTGATAACACAACTCTTTCACTATCAAATACTAAATGTTCCTTTTCTTCTATTATTCGTTCTTTGTTTTTTCTTATGTCTTCAATATATTTGTTTTGTAAATCTATCTTTTCTTTTGATAGTCTGAATTCATATTCTATTGATTTTAATTCTTCAGAAACTTCTTTTACTTTATGTTTCAATAAAAAGTTCATCAAAGAAAATATCTTAATATCTAATATATCTTCTACCACTTCTCTTCTATCTTTACTTCTTAATTGCATAAAAGGAATAAATGTTGAAGAGCCTAGTATTACGACTTGAGTAAATGAACGATAATTTAATTTAAGGATTTGTTGTTCTAATATCTTTTGAGTATCTAATGCATTTGCATCTTGATTCATCATACGACCATTACAATATATTTCAAATATATTTGGTTTCATACCACGAATAATTTTAAAATTATTTTTCTGTATTACAAATTCTATCTCAACAATAGTTCCCCCTAAGTTAATAGAGTTAACAAGTTGTGATTTACTTATAGTTCTAAATGGTTTATTGAACAATACAAAACATAGTGCATCAAGAACTGTTGATTTACCAGAACCATTTTCTCCGACTATGAGTGTTGTAGGACTTCTATCTAATTGAACTTCTAAGAAATAATTACCAGTAGATAGAAAATTCTTCCATCTAACTTTCTTGAATATTATCAATCTTTATTTCACTTTCCGTTTCAATAACAACTCTTGCACCACAAGGTAGAATTGGTTTATCATTACCACCATAATACATTTTAGAAGGCCCTAGTATTTCTACACTGTGACAGTATGTATTTTTCTTACCTTCTTTGATTGTAATAACTGGTTCGTTAGTTCCGTGTTTTTTATTTGCACGAATCTTATGTTGATTTACATGAATATATTTTTTAGTCATATATGTAATCCATTGCAATTATTATTCTATCTTCTTCTTCTAAAACTTCTTTAGGTAAATCTGGAGCCCTATGTGGAATACTTGCATCAAAAACTACAAGTGAATTCTGCACACCTTCTTTCATATCTCCAATACCTATATAAGTTCCATACTTAGGATATTTATTTTGTGCATAATATATGATACTTAAATCTGGACTTTCGTTAGTGTCTGCTTTCTGGTGTGTGTGATACATATTTATTGTTTCTTTAGATTGTTTCATACCCCAACACATTGTGAAAGCACCAAATCCTATCTTGTTTAAGATAAACATATCATATATTGATTTGAAAAAATTATCCCAATGTTTATGTATTTTAACATATTTTCTGTGTATGTCAACCTTTGTTTGATATAAAGGTTTAAGTTTATTTGGAGTAGGATTATGTTTTAACTCATACTGTATATCTTTTACTATAAGAAGCCTATCTTCCTCTGATAATATATTATTTTTTGTTATAATCATTTTAGTCATTTACTATTAAATTTGTAACAATAGTTATTCTCATTTCGTCATCATAAGACTTGTCTACTTGATGTTCTAAATAAGACGGTATGATTATCATATCATCTTCTGTTGTCAGAACAAAGTGTTTTTCAGAAAATATTGAGAAGTCTAAATTATTTATTTTAGGTTTAAACTTAGGTTTTAAATGATGTAAAGTTTTAGCATACATACTTGGATTTCTAAATGTAGTTGGTTTATGAATATCTTTATTAAACTTTATATAATGAATACAAGAATAATCTGCAACTGGTAAATGATTATGAGGAGACATATACTGAGAACCTTTTGTTGCAACTATATTATCTAAACTATATTCAAAACTTTTAAATTTTAATTGTTTAGTAAATTCAGTAAATGTTTTTTTGTACACATCTAATAATTTATCTAAATTAGGTTTAATATAATTGTCATTGTCAAAATCACCGTAAGAATGATGTAAGTCACTATTACTATCAAAGTTGTTTCTATAATTACTTTTCTGATAATTTTTTTCTACAATATCAATTATATTTTGTTTATCATATAATTTAGGGTCAATGTTAAATTTATAAATCATTGTCGGAAACAATGGTATACTATCAATCCTCATCTTTACAAATACCCATAATCAACCCTAAAAACATTTTGCCTGGTGGTGCTATGATTCTAATACCAGAGTTAGGAGGCATCACTATAAAACTTCCCTCTTTTAATGGTAATTTAAATATACCTTTCTCACCAGTTTGAATATCTAAATCTATACAGTCTGGAGAACAACAAGGTATATATAACATTCTATAATGTGATGGAACATCTGTTGCTTTATTGAAATCAGCTTGAACTACATAATATTTACCAAAACCAACATCTTCTAATAATTTCATTAGTTTATCAAATAGTGGTTGCATCCAATCGTGTTCAGTTACATCTGCAAACCTTTTATCTTCTGTAAAAACATCTTTTGCAACATCAAGGAAATTCTCGTGAAAGGATAACGCTTGACTATGCAAAAGAGTTTTATCATTCTTATTACGATTTTCACCTATCCAAATAGAACCTTTTGGATGTATATCTTTTATTTCACTAAATTTTATCAATTAGTTATCCTCTTGGTATGTGTGGGTGTATATTTT